TTTTAATGTTTGTTTTTTAAATGGTTTTTGTCTTGTTTGAGCTTTTTTAGCCATTCTTCTAAAATCGTTTGCGGTTTCTTCTGCATGTTTATACCAATACAAATCGCCATACTTGTTCTGTAATTCATCTACCTGTTTTTGCGATTCTGCACGCATAAATACTCCGATTCTAAATTTTTGACCTTTGTCATATAACTTGTCTTTGTAATACCTTGGCATTGCGGCTTTCTTGCCGTCTTTTAATGGTAAATACACTTTGTTCTCTATGTTACCGCGCGTGTGCCACTTAATCATGTTTGGGGTTAAATATCCTGCACCCAGTCCTTTAGACATGAGAGCAAATTCTTTTTGTCTATCATCCCCATTAAATTGCGGTATCTTCTTTTCCTTGTTAATATACTTGAGAGTATAACCAACGCTGGCATCACCAACATCACCAAAATGCACATTACCGATACTAATATCATGAAGCTTCCAAGCATTTTCTACTATTTTAGGGTTTGCGTTGAATAAGATTATATGATAATGTGGTCTTTCTCCTGTATCTCCGTATTCTCCTACTGCGTAATAGCTAATTTTTTGCTTTGTTAGTTTTCTAAGCCTTTTGAAAAAATCTTGTACATCCTTTTTAACAAGTGTTTCAAATCCGTTTTTAGTTTTCTTAATGTGTTCATCATTGTAAGTAAGAGTAACGAAGTGAGCAGAATTGCTCTGCTCACTTTGTTTGTTTAGTCTAAATGCCCATCCTGATACTCTGCGTCTTACACATGCGGGGCATTTCCCACATGGGAATGGCATGTATCCTGTTTCTACTCCTTTCACTATTTCCATTTTCTTATGAAAGGGTGTTTGGCATCTAGTACTCATATTAGAACATTGGCGTTCCGAACTTAGGCATAGGTCTTACTGCACGAATTTTGTGCAATATTTGACAATATAAATTGTCAGTTCCTTCTGGTTCATCCAATACTGCAAATATGCGGTCTACATCATCGGGGTTACATTCTATAAATGCTTGACCTAATGTAGGGTCTATATTAAATATTCTTCCCAAATGCCAATAATCTAACGTTGTGCGAAAATCTCCAGCCACACGATTTGGCATAAATTTATACTCAGCATAACGAGGTACATAACCAAATGTATTTGGACCGTTGTTTGTATATGCATACAACTCGTTTTGTGTTACAGGTTGTTCTCCAATATGTGCAAATGAAGGCCAAAAGAAATCAAGCGGGTCATTCTTAAGATATGTTTTAGGAATTCCTTGCTGATAAGCAGTTTTTGGCATGACAGACATAATACCGATAATGTATCCATGCTCTTCACAAAAATATGTACCATATTTTCCAGTTGTTACTGCTACTCCATGACCTGCCATGTTACCTTGAGGTAATTCTCCTGTTGTTCCAGTTGTGTTTAAAACTTCACTAATTACTACTGGGCTTTTTACTCCCGTAATGTACTCTGGACGTTGTAACCTTTTATCACTACTTTTTACACCAAAATGCATTAAGATATTCTCAATATATCTAGTACCGCCGCGAGCGTTTTTCTCCAACCATTCTTGTAAACGAAATGCTCTACGTAAATCGTTAATTGTTGTTGCTGAAATATCAAATTCATCTCCGTCTACAAATAAATAACTTGGATCTACTGTTGAACTTCCTAAATCTTGCATTGCTTTAAACTTATCCCATGTTCCATCAGTTCCATCTAATTTTTGAGACAATGCTTGTCTATCGAATATTTGGTTACTAATTCTAACTGGTACATCATTTTCTACATTGCCAATAGGTATATCTACTGCTGCACCTTTTTGTGCAAATGGTAATGCACTTGTGAAATAATCGTGTTCCCATGCGCGTAAACGCATTTGTAATAAATCTGCTGCAGTTGCAATATTATTTCCATCAGTTAATTTATAATCTACTTCAGGTACTAAATTTTGATCTCTATAATACTCATTATAAATTGCTTGATATGCAGCCAATGGTAAAGCATTAATTGCTTGTGTTACTGCTGGACTACTATTATTTGGGGGTACTCCCAAATAATCAAGAAACTTTTTTTCTGCTGATGTTGCACTTGGTAAATACTCTAAATAGGGTAGTGTATGTGTTGTGTTTGCATCTACTATAAATTTCTCCCAGTTCTCCCATGTTATTCGGTTTGGTACGAAAAAATAATGCATACTCACATCCATTCTATGCATAACTGGGGCTAGTAAAGGTGCAAATCGTATTAAACTATCGCATCCAATGTTAAACATGTCTCCAGGTACACATTCTATCACGCATGTGGGCGTGAGTTGTCCCATTTTAGTTGACATTTTTACATCATGTGTTAAATCAAACACATTCTTTTTCGGTTTACTTACTTCAACCGAATTGAAAAGGTTTTTGTTTGCCATTTTTGTTGGTTTTGTTTATATAAGTTTATAATCTAATACCTCCGCGACTTACATAATATTTGCGAAGTCTTTTAGTTTTTGACCGACGTTTGCGGTTTCGCTTAGAATAGAGTCTTCTGCGCATTGTGTTGATTTTTAAGGGTTTTTAT